ATGACGCAACATCTTGCGACCCTTGCGGAAGAAGTATTTGAATACACGGAAGTTAACACCATAAATCGGGTCAGAACTATCATTGTTCTGCAAGTACGGTACCCACACCACGGGATTACCCTTGATGACTACCGAACCAGCATACTTAGCCAGGTCTGCACCGAGATTGTCATTGCGGCTTTCCAGCAACTTTTCCAATTCTTCTTGCACGTTATACGTGGTAAAGAATGCCCAGTCGCTATCAGCACGCCCACTGCCAAGCTCAGCAAATTGCTTAGGAGCCTGGAAGTAAGTAAACTCACAAGCCTTACGGATCTTACTGACGAGGTCGTCGCGAGAACCGGCGGATGTGTAGTTAAATGACCAGTTCTTCCAATTGGCAACATTATTGGTAGAAATACTACCAGCACCATTGGAAAAACCTGATGGATCGCCACCAGTGAAACCACCACCAGGAGTCGTTGCCGACTTCTGAATCCAGAATGGTACACCAGATGGACTACGAGGAGACTCTGTATCGCTCGACGGAGCAGTCCAAAGTGCCTCTTCCATTAGTTCAAAGAAGTCGTTGTACATGGAATGTTCACGTACTTCTACTTCTCGGATAATAGTCTCACGATCCGATTGAAATACATCTTCATCGGTATCGTAAGAGAAGTTAACTGTAGCTTTTGTCCACGGTTGCTTAGCTTCCGTAGTAAGGTCTTTCACCTTCGTTGTATCTACAGCATAAAGTTCGCTGAACTTAGCAGTTCCGGTATTGCTCGTTTGAACCTTCCAGTTCAATTGAACACCACCTTTTTCAGGGTCAGATCCCTTCCCCTTCATGAACTTACTAGCAAAAACGTGATGTTGATTGTCTAAAGATAGATCAACCCACTTACGCTTTTTAAAATTGTCCAGCGTCAGATTCACAAAATCGTCCAGTTGATCTGGAAGCAAAGGCATGACGCTTTCCTTTATGTTAGATCGTTACAGATCCCCATTTTCCTTAAGCATATCTTCATACACTTCTTTCAATACGGGATTGTTGACCGGATCTTCGGGATCAGCACCTTCCGGCCTGCTAGTGGAAGAACCACTACCGAGCCTTTTCTTGCTGGCCTTTCTCATCCGATCATTAAATCTGTCACGATTGACTTGTTCAATTTCATCGCCAAAAGAGGCACGATAAGCCTGTTCGACTAGCTCACTAAATTCAGGAACCTGTTGTCCAGATGCAGCATATCCATTGGCAAGAACATTGGCCTGGTTATACAGGCTTTCCATATTTCTTGCTTCAGGGCTGTTTGGATCTTGTTCCTCATAAGGAATTTCACCGAACAAACGTGAGTTATTGAGTCCTTGTACTGCGTAATTAAATTGGCCAAGTTGCCCCTGAGCAGATTCAATCATCTGCTGCTGTTGGGCATAACCAACAAATTCCTGCTGTCTAAGCAACTCACCAGCGAGGATTTCGAATTGCTGCGAATAATGGCCATGCATTTGGTTAGCAAGGCCATTAATAGCGTCTTTCAAACCCTCGTCGTAATCGTCATCCAGGTCAATCCTGAATGGCTGAACACCAGATTGCACCTGCTCATTACCCTGGGATTCTTCACCAGGTTGAGCATTCTGCTGCCCGTTATACTGATACTGGTACCACTGATCCCACCTATTTAGCTGTGCATTGCCATGGTCGAACCCGTCGATTACCTGTCTCAGCACCTCCTCGCTTGCAAATTGATTAGGATCTAGCCCGTAATCTTGCGCACGATACACAAGGTCAGAGTTATAATCTTGACCTATGCTGTAGTCATCGCCGGAATTATCTTCTTCGGCGATATATACATCCTGATCACTTTCGGTGGAATATCCAAGATCAGTTTCCGTTTCTTCCTGGATTTCCTCACCTGACCGTTCAGAGTTTAACTCCTCAATAACGGCCATATCATTATCTGTAAGTGCTACTTCTTCTACTTCTTCATGTTCTTCCGGCATGATCCCCTCCGATCAATGGCTACCAGGAGCAGCATCACCATATCCAGCATCTCGGTCATATAAACCACGATGCTTTAGATACCGAGTTCTTTCAGCACGGGAACTGAAAACAGCTGTTCCATCAGATTTAAAATCAACACCCGTGAAACCGTTCTTTTTGACATCATCACGGAATTCGTTTACCTGGTTGCTATGAACACTAGCACCATCAGATACCATTCCGGTTGACCAGGCATTTGTTCCCATCACACGGCCAGCTTCACGATTTTTGTTTCGTGGATCAGGCTCAGGATGGTCATGCCAGCGATTGACACCGTCAGGATCAGTCCATAAATACTGCTTCCTAACCATAAAACCCTCCAGTTATTTACCGTAAGAATTAACGTAAGATCTCATATCTCTTAACTTGCTAACATATTTTCCAGTTTTTTTAGCATGCTTCTTAGCCGCTTTCTGGCCCTGTTTTGTATAGCTAAATTTTTTACCGCCTACCTGTGGCATTTCCTTCTCCTAACCTGCTTGACTTCTACCCATCTGAGCAGCCTGTTGCTGATTTGGCTGACCGCCACTTAGGACTTGCTGCATAACATTACTGCGGCTCTCTTGTGTTCCACCAGTAGGTATGCTTCGACGAATGTTCTCCCTCACCACTTTTTGCGGCTGGGGAGGTTGCTCTGGAGTAGGACCAGGGCGATCACCCTTTGGCTCTTCGAACTTAACGATTTGCTTAAGCCTCGGCATATCAAGAAGCTCTGCGTTTATCTCAACGAGTTCCTGGATATCTATCATGCCACCGCTTTGCTGCAAGTTCTGCTGCATCGGCATAAGCACCTGAGTAATGAAGTTCGTAAGATTGTTTAAACGCTCACTCGGTGACTTATACATCATCGAGTAAGGCTCTAGTTCAAAGTTGTATTGCAGGAAATCCCCTTCACGCATCTCCGGAGTCCACTGAGTTCGGAATGTGCTTGTTCCAACTTTGTATTCATTCTCTATGTTTGTTGCCATGTCATTCCAAAGCAACCATCCCATGTCCTGGCAAATATTCTTAGCAAAGTCCACAACTCGATACTGCATGTTTGCTTCACGCTTACTAACAGCACCATGGATTAATTTGTCCTGACCTAAAGTGTCAGATGATGGCCCCAAACCGGCCATCATCTGCAAGTTACCAGCCATTCGGTCGTAAAGATCACGCATCTGAAAACCAAACGATTGATTCCCTTGGTCAACACCACCCATCTTAAGAACATTCACAGTCTCTGGGTTATCAACTCTTGTCCACTCCCCGTCGCTGGCTCGTCCAAGACGGCGTGCATCTTCCTCACTACCGGCCTGATAGAAAGGAATATCCTTCTGGCGTTGAGCCTGGCGACGCTGCTTTCGCAGTAGACCGTTGATGATATCATTCATTCCCTTGAGATTCATCGCAGGACTTACGGGGATGATTTGGTCTGGAACATCTGTGCATAAGCTTAGTGTATGAAACGGTCCATTCTCGGGGCCATTCCACTCCATGACAGAAAGAGGAGGGAGGTTCTTTCCCGTCACCATAGTTACAACAAGCTGCTCTCTAGGGAGCCAAACATCCATCAGTTCAACATTGGGCTCTAGATCATCATCATGCCTGTCACCCTTATTCATGTTGCGAAGTGGATCTTCCCCAGTATGGTTATCAAGATGATCTGAAGAGGGACTAATTGCCTTAACAACATCAGGATCGTAAATAGGATCGTTTTTAATCTTTTCGTAGGGAACACGGTACTTATTAAGTGCGTACCTTATCTTTCGCCAATGAGTCGCCTGCATATCAAAACAGAAATCATCAAGGCTAATAGACTCAGCAAAAGGCTTACCAGGATCAACCCACTCATCAGTTCCCTCAAGCTGAACTAATCCAGCATCAGCAGTGTAAACTTTTACCACACCTAAACAGAAAAAGGCATCGAGAACAGCAGATCTCAACACCTCTTCTAAGTGAACCTCTTCTATCAGGTTATTCAGAGACATCTGAAAATGATGGGAAAACCAAGACAGTTGCGGGTGCTTGCTGGTCACAAGAACCCGTGGTCGATTTGCAGCCAAGGACATAGTATATGTTTCAGCTGTTTGGTACATAAGGTTCATTATTATTTCCTGGCGTTCTTCCACATTTGTGGAGCCAGATCCATAATAAGTACCAACGTAATCACGTACCATTTTGGAACGTATTTCCCTAAATGGTCGCATTTGCCTTCGGGAGGTTTCAATTGATTTTAATAACCTTCCGCGATCCAATTCTTTGTTAGGATTCATAATCACCAGCCATTTGTAATGAATTTATTCTTCCTGTTTTCATGCTCCTGGAGTCTCCAGGCCATGCACCCGTAAGGCACTTCTTCAGTAGTTTCCTCTTCATTTTTCTTAATAGCAGGCCTGTCTTTTATTCCATGCCAAGCTAATGCAGCCGCAATAACACGGTCACCGTGAGACTGCCCCTTAGAAGAGTCATCTTGCGTTTTAACACTGCGAGAATGAACTACTTTTCCATCCTTATAAACGTATTGTCGGCACTCGTCTAACAATCTGTTAGAACGAACCATATACTCCCCCGATTGTATAGCACTTGACATTTGGGTTAAAACGGCAAGTTTATTCTTATCGCTACTAAACCAACCTGGATTGCGTGTCTTCTTTCGGTAGGACCTGTTATCCATTTCCCTGTAATAGATATTTCCATACTGCCTTTCGATGACCTGCCTACCAAACGCGCCTCCAGGAGCACCATTCATTTCCCAGATAAGATAGGCATTCCTAAACCACTTGCAGGCAGCAAGTACAAGATCTGCAAATGCTTCCGGACGTAATGTATTAGAAGCAAATTCAGCGACTTGCTGACCAGTAACAGTATCAACAACACAAGCAA